CTTTTACTTTCATTTTTTAGTCCTCAATTCCCTGAAATAAATTATAAATTTTTTGATATAGGACCGGGCTTATGTCTCTCAACAAAGCCTTGTCTCCTAGTAAATAGTTTTCAAATCCATTTGCCCAATATTCTCGTAAAGATGTAATAGCATACGGCGAATAAAACAACTCCGGAGTTATTAATCTTAATTTATCGTACCCTATGTCTTTGTACATGTGATTATCAAAATCAGCATTGTATTCTGGGTTACTATAATATAACATACTTAGTGTGGGTTTGTCAACAAAATGATACAAATATTTTCTTTTAGCTATAAATTCAGATTCTAAACGGCCGTCGCCATAGATAAACGTATTATATTCTTCTTCCAAAGAGTGCGCAATTTCGTGCATAATATCATCCAATAGATCTTCTTCATTGTCCTGATCAGGAGATATGTACACTGCGCCGTCTTTATACATCGCATTAAACTCTCTACCTCGCTTTGAAAAATCCTTGAATTGGCCGACATAAAAAGCGTCTATATTGTTCATTAAAGATGCTGGTACCAATCTCTCGACTTCTTCAGCTACATATGAAAAATTGATCTTGTTTTCAAATGGTTTTATAGCTTGTACTGGTTTACGGTGTATATGCATCTTTTCTAAAACACTCTTAATTTTTTTAACGCTTTCACTAATATACTCTTTCATAATTACTGTTCGTTCGGTTGATTTTCCAACTCTTGATCAAATAATCCTTGTTGGTATCCACGAATAAAATTTTCTTCGGCAACAGCCAAAAGAATCTCCGGGAATTCAGATGCCATGGCTTGTATAATCATTTCAATAGTAACTTCGCCGTTTTCTGGCTTAAATTCATTCCCAACGTAATCAACTAGCCATTCTTTAAGTTCGCTATCTTTCTTAACCGGCATTAGCAGTTCCGGATTAGCAACGTTATCCATATTTTTCTCCTTTGTGAATAATACATTATAATTAATTAATATTAAAGTATTTTTGAAGCTATTGTTGCAACTTTAGAGCGCTCGCCTTTTACTAAAGTCACATGGCCCGACATGTCATACCCTTTAAATTTCTCTACCGCATGTGTAAGTCCATTGGACGTTTCGTCTAGATAAACATTATCTATTTGTTCGACATCGCCAGTGAGCACTATTTTTGTATTTTCGCCAACGCGCGTTAAAATAGTTTTTAATTCATGGGCTGTTAGGTTCTGCGCCTCGTCTATTATTATATAAGCGTTTGATATCGAACGGCCACGAATATAGGTTAAAGCTTCAACCTCTATTGTTCCATTTTGCATATACATTTCTAATGTTTCTTTGTCATTTCCCATTAGAAATTGTAAATTATCTTGAATCGGTGCAACCCATGGCGCCATTTTTTCTTCCATTGATCCGGGTAAGAAGCCGATATCCCGGCCCATGGGCTGAATTGGTCGCGATATTACTAATTTACTATAATCCTCTGTTTCCATGATTTGCTGAAGGCCGGCTACTATTGCTAGCAATGTTTTACCAGAACCAGCTTTGCCTATGAGAGTAACGACGCTGACATTTTTATCTTTAAGTAAATCTAAAGAAAATATTTGCTCTTTATTTCTCGGTTTAACCCCCCATATACCTTTTTTGTATTCTCCGATTCTTTTTAATGGTTTAGTGTAGGATATAAACTTACCTAGTGCAGTTTTTTTATCGTTCTGATTTGATACCAGCATTAAATAATGATTTGGAAAAAGCTTAAGATCTTCTTCTTCTATAAAGACATCTTCACCGTTATAGAATTGATCAATTACGGGGTCATCAACTAAATGTGTTGCAAAGCCAGTGTATATGTGGCTGGTATTCTTTACAATTTGGTTTGTTTGAAAATCTTCTGTGATTAACCCTAGAGAATCGCATTTAACTCTCATGTTAATGTCGCGGGTGACGACAATAACTTTTCTCCTAGAATTTTGCGCTGCTTGATTTAAAGCAACTCCAATAATTTCATTATCCGGCACAGATATATCTAAATCTTCGGGTAAATTTTCTTTTTCGCAAAGTTTTACGTAAATTATTCCCTTACCTTTGTCTATTCTAATGCCTTTATATAAACTACCTTTTTCCCTTAGCCCATCAAGTTTTCTTATGACGGCCCGGGCGTTGACGCCGACACTATCTTGTCTTTGTTTGTGGTTGTCTATTTCCTCTAAAACCTTAAGAGGTAGTACAATGTCATTATTTTGAAAAGAAGTTAAACACGAGGAATCGGTCAAGCAGACACTAGTATCCAGAACATAAATTTTTTTAGCCATATTGTCGTCCACGTTTCTAATTTTAACGGTCAATATAAATAGTAATTTATTTTTATTTCTATAATAAACCGCTAAAGGTCAATTGGTTTATTACTTATTATATAAGGTTGCGTAACAAAATTAAATTTTTGTTATTTTTTATAGGAGGAATGAAACAATGTTTAGGGTGACTGCCCTGTTAATGGCCATGCTTGTTTTTATCTCATGTGGGAGCACAAACAAAAACATGTCCGCTAGTGAATTTTTACCAAGAAAAGGTTATATATTTGTCAAAAAAACCATTAATCTTAAAAAATGTTTGATCTCTGAGGAAACTGGAGAGCCGCAGTGTATGGAAGGTGAATTCATTTCTGTAGGTTCCGGTTTTGTTGTTGATGTAGCATATGGAGGCTCATATGTCATGACTGCGGCGCATGTTTGCATGCAAGATCGTAACGATCTACTTCCAGAAGTCGAGATGAGCGTAGCTTTGCAAGCCGAAACTTTAGACGGGCGAACGTTCGAAGCAAAAACTCTAGACTATAATCGCGAAATGGATATATGCATGATGTTTGTAAAAGATTTATTTTCAGATATACAGAAGGTTGAAATAGCAGAATCTGCTCCAAAAGAAGGCGACAAAGTTTTTAATATAGCCTCGCCATATGGCATACACTATCCAAATGTGGTACCTATTTTTGAAGGGCGCTATATTGGAAAAAGAGGTCACAAAAGCTTTTATACATTTGAAGCCGCACCTGGGTCATCCGGATCTATGATATTAAACTCAGAAGGGAAATTAATTGGTTTGTTGCATTCGGTGCATAGAAGGTTGTACACGGTTGTTGTTTCCGCTAATTACGGCGATTTAAAAGGTTTTATTACAAAAGTAATAACAATGCATCAGAGACTATTACAACCTACTAGTACTTATGAATGGTAAATTTTATTTTTTACGATGAAAAATTATAGGGCCTAATTTGCTACGTACATATTTTAAATTGTCATAAAAAAATAAACCTTTAATATTGCCTTCTAGAAATTTAAGCCTAAATTCTTCTCTATCGTGCATAAAGATATGTCTCATCAAGGAGACGACGCAATCATCATAGTCATACCTACTAGTAAAAGATCTTTTAGATTTTATATTTTTTATGAAAAGTAGTTGGTCTCTGTCGTATATTAAAAATTGCAATCCGGCGCCCTTTAGATTACTTTCATTAAATACCGTGTATTTTGCTTTAATGCTTAAGCACGAAGGCGCACAGACATATCCCATCTCTGTTATCAGCCTTTTCCTCATTTTTCATTGTATCTTACGAGATTGACATCGCTTGGCTGGATAAACTCAAGTTTTTTATTTTTGTTTTTTACAGATACTAGCGTTAAATACTGATTTGTGGTCCAAGATAAGTAATCTATTTCTTTAACTAAAAATATATCATTTTTATATTTTACAGAGCTGCCAATAAACAATTTACGTTGATTTCTATCAATTGCGTACCTTTTTGTTTTCATTTTTAGCCCTCTTTTTCTTTTTCGTTGTTTTTTCAGGAGGTTTGCTCCAGACTTTAACGCTAAATGTATCATCCTTTTTGCTGCGTTTAATTTTTACTAAATCGATGTTACTGTATTTTTCAGTTTCGGTAGTTTTTAGAAACTGTTTAAAATTATTAGCAAGGTCATATGTATCAAATTTTGCAATTGTTTCCCATTTTTTAGTCATTATTCACCTTCCTTCAGTTTTTTAAGCATGTTATCCCAATCTAAATTGGCAGTATCAATTTTTCCTCGCGTAACATGAAAATGATTAGCAATTCCTTCAAATTTCCCTTTAACGACGTCATCAGAAACTGTTCTGCAGACTGTGCCGTCTAAATTCATGGGCATATCATAGGGTATGGCATAATATCTACATAAAGTTTTAACTAAAACTTCATATGCCTGTAATTGGATAGGATAGAAGCCCAAGCACTTTTTAAGCTTATGGCCATGGACTTTCACATTTTCTAGCACAGGTCTAGGGCCAAATCCTTTCTTTCTATACCAATTTTGATACTTAGTATAAAAGCCATTGGATATATCAATACCAATTGAGGCTCTATTAACTTTGTATTTACCGGCATGCCACGCCGCATTCTGTGGATCGACCATCTGGCATATTGTTCCGTCGTTATCGATAACAAAGTGGCTTGAAATGCCCTTTTTTTCTAAAATCCTCTTGCAAGAAGCTGCTGATAAACACACATCAAAATGGGTGATAATCATTTTAACATTTCTTTTATTAGGTTTGTATCTTCTATAACAATTGGAAGGTAAAGCATAATTATCGATATCGTGTATGTTTTTTACAGAATGCCAATCTATAGGAACTCTTTCGCCATCGCAAATTATAAATTTTTCTGACGGTGTTTCTAACGCCCCGTCTTGCAATGCTTCCCGTTCTGAGAATATCCGTCGATACGTCATTGGACCGCACAAGCCATCTTGCTGCAGTCCATGACGCATTTGAAAATCCTTTATTTTGTCAACTAAATCATCGTTAAAATCACTACCGCCA